CCAGCGCGGACTTCGTGTTGAAGAACGCGCCGACCGCCGCCGAAATCGCGTACCTGTCCACGCCGGGCAACAAAATCTACATCGGCGCGAACCTGTCCAACGCGACGGAGTACACGCTCCACGCGACGACCCCGCTGTCCGTCAGTGGTTCGGTCTACACGGTCAAACTGACCGCAACCCCGTCGCTCACTGGCGATCACATTGTGTTCTCGAAGGACGCGGGTGCTTGCGACGCGACGACCTGTGCGGCTATCCCTGTCCATCACTCTCTGATCTTCGGGCAGGAAGCGTTCGGCGTGGTTGATGTGGCTGGCAAGGGCGGCGTGGAAATGATTATCAACCAGCTTGGTAGTGCTGGCGCGGACGACCCGCTCAAACAGCGCTCGTCCATCGGTGCGAAGGTCACGGCGTTCACGGCGAAGGTTCTGAACTCCGACTGGATTATCGATGTTCAGTCCGCGGCTACCCTGTCGAACTAACACAACCGACCATAGGGGGAGGGCATAACCTCCCCCTTTCCTTTGGAGGGAATTGAATGGCTACCACAAAGAAATCCACCACGACGAAGAAAGCGACCTCGACCAGTTCCGCGCCGAAGAAACCGCGCGCGCTGAAGCCTGTTGTGGAAGAGGTTGCAGAACCCATCGAGAATACCGAACCAGTAGAGGAAGCCCCCGTAAAAGTCGCGGTTAAGAAATCTGGGAACGAAAAGGTGCGGGTGTTCATCCCGCTTGACCCGTCCGAAACTTTGCGAGAACAGTTCGTTCACGGAAGCGTAAACGGAAAGTTTTACAGGCTTTTGCGCGGGACAGAGCATCTTCTCGACAGAAGCCTTGCCGAACACATTCTTTTCAGAATCAAGACGGCGCGGGAACTGGAAGATTACGTGGAAGAAAAGCGATACAAGGGTTGATAGGAGAGTGGCATAGATGACGCTTGGTGAAATCATTCAGAAGTCGCTACAGCGGCTTGAATTCGGGAGCGACCCGCAAGCGGTGGAGGCGATGGAGCCTATCTTTACGGCGTATGCGAACCAAGCGATTCGGAAGATTGCGCTCCAATATCGGAAGACGCGCAAGCAGACGCTTACGCTCGTGGATTCGCAGTTCCTTCTTTCGTCTCTGACGTATGGGTGCATCAAGATCGTTTCGGTTTCGGACAGTACGGGCGATATTGTCTACTATCAAGACCCCGTTGGTTCGGAAACCTATACGTGCGAAACCGAAGAAGCGACCGTGGACGTTGTTTATCAGTACTATCCGGCAACGTTGACGATGCGAAGCGAAACGCCGGACGTTCCGCTTTCAATCCACGACGCGATCACGCACTACATTGTCGCGTGTTACAGGGCGGGCGGCGACCCCGACACGCAAGCCACGGCATCCATCGACTATCAGCTTTTTTCGGTGGCGCTCAAAGGCTTGGGAACGGCAACGACGAGCAATCCGCGAAGCTCCAAAATCAAAAACTGGTATTGAGGTTTGAAAGATGAACAGCTATCGCATACAGGAATTTTTCGGCATCCAACAGCAGACGGACGGGACTTTGCTTCCCGAAACGTCTGCCGCTGACGCGCGGAACATCGATACAAGCGATGGCAACCTTGGGGTGGCGAAAGGGTACACGAAGTACATTTCGACCATCGTTCCCGACGCGGACAGGATTCTTAAACTCATCATTGCGCGTGGGGCAACCGCAAAGTTTTACGTGGTGACGGTGAAGAAAATCTACGTCTATTCCGGCACGGCGTGGAGCACGCTCTACACGTTTTCCACGGCGCTCACCACGACGCAGATTGACTATGTGCAGACGCAGATCGGTACGGACGATTATCTGATTATCGCCACAGGCGAAACGCAGATGATTAAGATAAAGATTTCGACTGACGCAACAGAGCTATTTGGGACGGGCGAGTTCTCGTTCAGCGGAACTGTATCTTCGTACAACGCTGGAACGAAGGTCGTTACGTTGAGTGCTACGTTGAGCGCAGAAGCCCTGCGCCATGCGCCGTTGGACGGCATTACTATCAACGGAACTTGGCTTGCGGTTGCGTCCGCGACTGGCGCAACGGTTACGCTCTCCGCAACACCCGACACGGAACCCGCTTCGCCTAACACGGCAACGATTCGCGGCGGTGGTTCTACGGCGAACTGTAATTTTTGCGACATGTATTTCGGGAGGTTTGTTTCGGCTGGCGACCCGACTGCACCAAGTCGCCTGTACTGGTCTGCGGTGTCCGGCGACGGGCGCACGATTGAGGACTGGTTGGCGGTAGAAGGGTCTGCGGACGCTTCTGGCGGCTACGTGGAAGTGGGAGACAACGGCGGCGACGCGATCATCGGGATTACGGTTCTGTCCGACCGCCTTGTGATTTTCAAGCGGTATTCCGTCTACTATCTGCGCGGCGACCGACCGTCTACCTACGCTGTTGAGCGCGTGGAGAACTTCTCCGAACGCATGAGCAACGCGTCGGTGGTTGTGAAGAACAATCTTCCGTACTACCTCACCGCGTCCGGCATACAGGTTTACGACGGGACTGGCATCGTTCCGATCAATGAGGGTGTTCGCTATCTCAACTCGTTTTTTCAGACCGTCAATTCGGCATTGCAGTCGAAGGGCGTTCATTGCCAGAACGTCTTTTACTTTTCGTGCAAGGTGAGTTCTACCGCGACCTACGACGACACGGTAATCGTCTTTGACATTGCACGCGCCGCGTACATGCTTCGTGACGGTTTTGAAGTCGCGGACATGACGGTGCATGACGGGGTGGTTTACCTCATTAACGGCAGCCGCTACGTGTACCAGTTCAACAACGGAACCGACTACGACGGGACGGCGATCAACGCATACTGGCTGACGCAGAAAACCGACCTTGCCGCGAAGGGCGTTGTGAAGCAAGTCAAAGAGGTTATGTTTCGGGCTGGCGCTGGTCGCCTAGTCGTTAGCGTGTACGGGGACATAAACCAAGATTCCATCGACCGGATTACGGACGGTAAAAACGGAGGGTTTGTATCCTTGCCTGTAAAACTTGCGCCGACGCGGGCGTTCCAGATTCGCATTGAGAATAAGGCTGGGAGCGCGTTCTCGGTAACTGGCGGCATCGAAGCAACGTTCATCAACGAGGATAAGAAAAAGACATGAGTATGAAAGCGTTGCACAGGGTTGAGTACCCGCAAGTGAAAGATCAGACCCCACAACAGAAAGCCTTTAACACGGAAAATCAGCGCTTTCTGAACGCGAACTTTCAGATGATTCAAGACGAAGGGATTCTGATTGACGAGTTCATGGACGCGATAGCAGACTATGCCGCCGCAAGCGGCTTATCTGGCGCGTGGTACTACAGGACTTGGGCGAACGGCACGATAGAGGCGTGGGGGCAAACGCTCAGCGATACAGCGGCGATCACAACTGCGGAGGGTTCGCTCTACAAAGCGGAAAAGGAGATCGCGTTCCCTGACCTTTTCAGCGAGGTTGATTGCGTGACGGCGAGTGTCGTTTCGACCACGCCCGTCATGTCGAACATTAAGTCGTATGACGCGACCAAAGCCACCATGCACCTTTTGAGCGCGACCTCAACGACGGCAACGCTCACATTCTTTGTTCACATAATCGGGAGGCAGTAATATGGCGGAAGTTTTCAAGACCTTTGCGATCGCGCTTGATACAAAGGTTGCAAGCTATATCAAAATACCCGTTGTTGAGGGCGATACGGGGAACCGCTTCGTAATCACACTGACGGACGATGGCGTTGCTGTCGATCTTTCGACAAGCCGCGTTACCGCCGTGTTCTCCGGCGCAATGGGAACCGCCATGCAGGACAGTTTCAGCGGTACGGACGGACAACTCGTCATTAGCGGAGCAAGCCACAACATCATCACATTCGACATTCTCAACGGTTCGTATTCAAACGGGCTGAACACGTGCGAGATTCAAGTTTATTCCGGCGCGACCTACTCCACGCTGATAACCAGCGCCATGTTCTCGTTCGATGCGCGAAAGCCCATTCTCAATGACGAAACGATAGCATCAACCTCCGAATACCCGATACTGGTTTCGCTCATCGACCAAGTGGAAGCGCTCACCATCCGCGAACAGGCAGATTGGGACGAGACGGACAATACGAAAGGTACGTTCATCAACAACAAGCCGGTTGTTAATGTTGACTTCCAAGCCCCGACCGACACGCTGACCGCTGAAACGACGCTTTCCGATACGGACACGGTTCCGTTCTACGACGCTTCAGCAACGGCGCACAGGAAGTCCACGTGGGCGAACATCATTGCGAAGATTCGGGCGGCGTTTTTCGGTTCAGTTACTGGCGTTGCAAAACTTGATGGCGCGGGGAACGTTTCGGCGGCGGCGGCGAACACCGACTTTGCGGCGGCAACGCACGCTTCGCGTCACGCGTCCGGCGCGGCGGACGCGCTCGCTCCGGCGGACATCGGCGCAGCGGCGCTCGAAAA